AACTTCTCGTGAGCCTACCTTTTCTTATGAGAGAGCTTACGAAGAGCTAGAAGTCGTAAACCGTGCGGTAAATATTATTGTAGATGATGCAGCTGAGATTCCTACTCAAGTAGGTGGTCAACATAAGGGCAACAGCATCATTAAAGGCATTAAACGTACTAAAGTAGATCTACTTTTAAACCAAGAGCCTAACCCTTTCCAAGACATTAATACTTTCAAGCGTAACTTAATTATTGACTTTATACTTGATGGTAACATTTTTATCTACTATGATGGAGCACACCTCTATCACTTACCAGCAGATAAGATGGTTATTCACGCTAGCTCGGATACTTACATTGAGAAGTTCACTTACAATGAGAAAGTAAACTATAAGCCTAGTGAGATTATACATATTAAAGAGAACTCCTTTTACTCAATTTATCGAGGTGTTCCGCGTTTGAGTCCTGCTCTACGTACTATGCAACTTATGATGAAAATGCGTAAGTTCCAAGATAACTTCTTTAAGAATGGTGCAGTTCCTGGCTTGGTACTCAAGTCACCAAACACACTCTCTGAAAAGATTAAAGAACGTATGATGGTGTCGTGGCAGTCACGATATCAACCAGAAGCAGGCGGTCGTAGACCCCTTATTTTAGACGGTGGAATTGAAGTAGATTCTATCTCAAATGTAAATTTTAAAGATCTTGATTTTCAAAATAGTATCGCAGACAATGAAAAGATAATTTTGAAGGCGCTCGGAGTACCTCCAATTATGATGGACTCTGGCAACAACGCCAACATTCGCCCAAATATGCGTATGTATTATCTTGAGACTATACTTCCTATAGTTCGAAAAATTAATTTTGCAATGGAAAGATATTTTGGTTTCGAGTTAAAAGAAGACATCAGTGAAATACCTGCTCTACAGCCTGAGCTGAGAGATGCCTCCGCTTACTACACATCACTAGTAAACGGTGGTATTATTACTCCAGCAGAAGCTCGCGAGAGACTTGGTTTCGATTTTGTAGACGGCACTGAAGATATAAGAGTTCCTGCAAATATCGCAGGTTCTGCAACCAATCCCGATGAGGGCGGAAGACCAGAGGAAACAAACGAAGATGGCGAATAGACCACAAAGAATTAAACTATGTCGTGACCTAGCAATGTATTTTGCAGAGAAGGGTAAGATTATGACCCAAGACGAGTATGTCAAGCAAACCGACAAACCCGTTATGCTAACAGGGATTCGCAACGTAGGAAGAAGTTATTCACGAGCAATTATTATGATGCAGAAAGCACATCCAGAACTTATGGAATTGATCGCGAAGAAGAAAGCAGAAGCAGCTAAGCCAAAACCAGCTCCTGCTCCAGCACCAAAGCCAGCACCAAAGGCCGCGGTCAAGCCTGCCCCTAAACCGGCAGTAAAAAAGGATTAAGATATGAATAAAATCTTTAATCTTACGTCTACTTTCAAGACTCATGCAGAAGATGACGGCTCTGTAATGATTCGTGGAATGGCAAGCACGGCTGACTTTGATCGCGCGGGTGACTCCATTTCAGCAGAAGCATGGCAGAAGGGTGGACTAAAGAACTTTGAAAAGAATCCAATTATCCTGTTTAATCATGACTATGATAAACCAATTGGTCGAGCTACAGGTCTGAAGTCTGGACCAAACGGCTTGGAGCTGGAATGTAAGATTAGTAAGGCCGCGCCTGCTAATGTTGCTCAACTAGTTAAAGACGGTGTTCTTGGGGCCTTTTCCGTAGGTTTCCGAGTCAAGGATGCTGATTACATTAAGGAAACCGACGGACTAATGATTAAGGACGCTGAATTATTCGAGGTATCAGTTGTATCTGTACCCTGCAATCAGTCAGCTACTTTTTCGCTCGCGAAGTCTTTTGACTCAGATGCTGAGTACGAAGAATTCAAAAAAACTTTCACAAATCGTGTAGATCTAGCAGGTCAGTCTCTGGCTAAGGATGAAGTTATTACTTCGGGAATAGCTAGTGACACACCTCAAAGCGCGGAGAAATCCGTAGATCAGGAGATCAAGATGGATAATCAAAACATCGACTTGGAAGCTTTTGCAAAGAAGGTAGCTGAAGATACAGCTGCTAAGATTGCTATGAAGCAAGCCGAGCAAAAAGCAGCTGAGCAAGCAGAAGTAGAAAAAGCAGCTGAACAGGCTTCATTTATTGAAGCACAAGAAATCAAAGTTAAGACTGGTATCCAGTCTGGCGTTGAAACACTAATGAGCGACTTCGAAGCTAAGCTGACTGAAAAAGACGCTAAGATGGACGAAGTACTTGCTTCATTTAAAACTGAACTAGAAGAGAAGTCTTCTGAAATCGAAGCTATGCGTAACAGCAAGCGTACTTTCGGTGACCGTTCTGAGAAAGGCGATATCACTAAGTGGGGCAAAGACTTCATGCACGCTTCATTGCTTGGTACTATGACTGGCAAAGGCATGAACACTGACTTCGCTCAGGGTATCATGGAAAAAGCTGGTATTGACTATGCTACTAACGCTGGCGACATCGATCAAGAAGTTGCTCGTCAAATCGAAAAAGAAGTTACTCTAAACTTGCGTACAGCTGGTCTGTTCCGTGAGATTCAGGTGAATGGTGCTGCTACTGTAATGCCAATCCAGCCTGACGTAGAGGCCGCTACTTTCCAAACTGGTGCAGCTGCAGCAGGTAACTTGGAAAACCGTGGTGCTTCTGACAACACTTACAAGCCTTCACAGGTAATCTTGAACGCTTACCGTTTGATCAGCCAGACTTTCATGGACAACAACGTAGATGAGCAAGTTCTCATCAACTTGATGCCTATGCTTGTTGACTCAGTAGCACGTGCTCACGCTCGCGCTGTTGATAACGCTATCATCAACGGTTCTGGTTCTATCACTGGTCTTGACGGCTATGCCGCAGCTAGCGGTTCTAGCATTGACCTTGATGGCGCTTCAGTCGCTTCAGGTAACTCAGCTACATTGACTGCAGCTGGCCTTCTTACTGCTCGTAAGGCTATGGGCAAGTATGGTGTTAACCCTGCTGATGTTGCTTACATCGTATCACAAGCTCGTTACTTCGAACTCATCGAAGATGCAGGCTTCCAGGATGTAACTGACGTTGGTTCTGACATGGCGACTAAGATCACTGGTCAAATCGGTTCTGTATTCGGTTCACCTGTAATCGTATCTGACAGCTTCGCTACTGAAGGTGCTGGTGTACCTGTAGCCTTCGCTGTTAACGCTCGTAACTATGTTATCCCACGTCTACGTGGCGTAACTGTTGAGACTGACTATGAAGTTGGTAATCAGCGCAACGTAGTAGTTGCTTCACAAGCCTTAGGCTTTGAAGAGCTAGTAGCCGGTGCAACTGGTAACGAACCTGTAGTTAAGATTGACTGCGTAGCTTAATTTAAAAGCAAAACGAGAGGGGAGTTCGCTCCCCTTAAGTTTTTAGTAATGGACTTATGGCAAATTTAATCACATTAGATGAATATAAAACCTCTGAAAACATTCAGAGCACAAAGGAAGATGCTCGCATCAATTCTTTAATTACTGCCGTAAGTCAATTAGTGAAAACTTACTGCGGAACAACAATTGTAGATCACTACTCTAGTGATAAAACAGAAGAGTTTAGTATAAACTGGTCTACAAACTTGGTTCAGCTTACAGAGAGTCCTTTTGTAAGTATTACTTCCGTACAAGAACGAGAAGACTTCAGTAAGGCATATACTACTGTTGCTTCCACAGAATATTATGTAGATGGCTCCACAGACAGCGTGTATCGAGTCACTACAGACGGCACTAGAAAGAACTGGCCTACAGGCCCAGGTGCTGTAAAGATTACTTACAAAGCAGGATACTTAGAGTGTCCCGCAGACTTACAACTTGCTGTTATTGATTTGATTACATACTATGTAAAAGACGAGCACAAAGCCCGTCAAACACTTCAAGGCGCTAGCATTCAAAACAACTCTTCTTCAAGTCAGAGAAATAATGTAGCATTTCCTGATCATATTAAAAGAGTGTTGGATCTGTATAAGAACTTTTAATGAGTAGACAGGCTTTTGACAGAAAATTCACAAAGCCTCTGCTTAGAAAATTGGATGCAGAAGCTCGTAAAGCTGTAACTCGTCAAAGAGGGCAGCTTTTAATTTTAGCAGATACAAAAGAATTACAAGTTGCTATAGAAGCTGCTACAGGACATAAGCCTAAACCTGCTCACTTAGCAAAAGCTTTAAAAGAAGCACAGAATCACGCTAAAAAGTTACAAAGTAACTTCAAGACAAGAAACAAACGAAGATATAATGCAATAGTATCTAAGTTACCAGAAATACGACTACCGTATACTTTAAATACGGATATGTTTATAGTAAGTAGTTTTTCTAGATCTATTACTACTATTAAGAACACTATGTTAAAGACCCTGGTAGCATCAGGAGCAATCTCAGATGCAGACTCTAAAACAGTATCTAAGAATCTGCACAAAGGTCACGGAGCTAGAGGTAATGCAGTTTCGCAGGTTCAGATAGCTTCCTCTGTTTCGGGACTAGATGCTGCAACTAAAAAACTACTTCTTTACAATTTAGAAGGACAGTTCAGATCAGGCAATATAGACAGCATCTCCCATAGAGAGATAAAAAGGCTTATTACTGATGGAGAGCAAATAGTAACAAAAAAGGGTAAACTTACTGCAAATTATGTTTCTGTTATTGCCTTTCAGCTTGGAGACGATAACATAAAAGACTCCGTCGAGGAGAAAGCAGTAAAAAAAGTTTTCCGAAAGTTTATAGGGGAGCTTACCCCAGACCTTTTAAATATGGAAGGGTCTTCTACCTTAAAGGAAAAAGCAGCAGCAGTAGTTACTGAAAGTTTTAAAGGTAAGAAAGGAGTTAAGGTTAAAAGCAAATCAGTACAGCTTAAAACTAAAACTAAAAGTAAAAGTAAAGGTGCAAAAACATCTGCTTCGGTAGCTCTAAGCGCAAAAAGGTTAAAAACAAAGAAGAAAAAGTCGAGAGCAAAAGCAACTGCAGCTTCTCAACCTTTAGCTATGGTAGCACTACTTAACAAAAAACTACCTAATACAGTTAGAAAAAATATGCAAAATCCTCAACTAATAAATAGAACAGGTCGATTTGCAGATAGTGTAAAAGTTGTTGATGTAATGCCTACCCCACAAGGGTTTCCTAGCTTTGGGTACACTTACCAGAAAAACCCTTATCAAGTATTTGAAGAGGGAGCCGGAGCCCAACCTTGGGCAAACGGTGAAAGAGATCCTCGAGATCTAATTGACAAATCTATAAGAGAAATTGCAGCAGAATTTGCAATCGGAAGATTCTACACTAGGAGAGTTTAATGGCAACAAGAGACTATACAACACGAAGACTTGGTATTATTGCTGCTCTTGTTGAGAAGTTAAAAGATATTGACGGGTCTGGAACGTTTCTAAGTGATGTGAATGAAAACGTTTCTCCTCGTTTAAAGTTCTGGGATGAAGTAGAAGAGTTTCCAGCAATACATTTAAATGCTGGCTCAGAATCAAGAGAGTACCAAGGAGGCGGTTATAAAGATAGATTTCTTGCAGTAACTCTCCGTTGTTATGTACAATCAGAAGATGCAGTAGAAGCTCTAGACGAATTACTAGAAGATGTAGAAACTGTATTAGAAGACAACTCTCGTTTATCGTATACTGATCGCACAGGTGCTATTCAGTCTACACAACAAATCACAATAATCAGTATAGATACTGATGAAGGTGTACTAGAACCTCTAGGAGTAGGAGAAATACTTATAGAAGTTCGTTACTAGAAAATACTGGCACGAGCAAACGTTCACGTCCATGTCTTTTCAAGAAATCATAGGAGATTAACTATGGCAAATTCTTTACATTTAAGCCGCGAAGTAAAAGTCTATGTAAAATTTGGAACCAAGTATTGGGAAATTCCAGTTTTAGACGGCTTCAGCTTCTCGCAAGCTACAAACACAGCAGAGGTAACCCTTAAAGAAATGGCAGGGGCTTCCAATGCTAATAGACGAGCACGTAAGTTATTTACAGACTCATTGGCTCCAGCAGAGTGGAGTTTCTCTACTTATGCGCGTCCGTTTACTCGTGACGTATCAAGCGCAGACGAACATCACGCAGTAGAAGAAGTTCTTTGGGCAATGATGGCAGGTGCAGAACACGCTGAGTATAATTCTACTTCAGATAAGTGGACTGATGTTATTGATAATACTGCTACTAAGGCAACTATTGACTTTGAAAGCTCTAACCTTTTAACCTTCCCAACAGCTACTATTTATTTCAAGTTCCCAGCAAATGGTGGTTCTGATCTTTGGTATGAGTTAGAAGACGCTACAATTAATGAGTGTCAAGCTGACTTCGATATTGACGGTATTGCTACTCTAAACTGGTCAGGAATGGCTAAGCAAATTAAAGAGCCTTCTAGCGCTCCTACTGTAAGTACTTTAGAAGTAACTGCAGGAGAGCTTACTAACACTGCTAACTTTATTCGTAACCGTTTGAGTACTCTTGCTCTTACTACTTCAGCAGCAGGTAACCTACTCGCCGCTTATAACTTAGTATTAACAGGCGGTAGTATCACTATTACAAACAACGTTGAGTATGTAACTCCTTCTAGTTTGGGTATCGTGAATGTTCCTCTGGGCCACGTAATGGGTACTCGTTCTGTTTCAGGCAGCGTAACTTGTTACATAGACCATAATGCTGCAGCTTCTGCTGATCTTATGGAAGACTTACGTCTTGAAAGCGATAAAGAAACTAATTCGTTCTCTCTTAAACTACAAGTGGGCGGTGCAGATGCTGCTCCTGGTATTGAGTTCGAATGTCCTAAAGCACATTTGGAGATTCCAAGCCACACAGTTGAAGATGTTATTGGTATGGAGTTAAACTTCCATGCACTACCAACAAATATCTCCTCTGCGGATGAAGTAAAAGTTCATTATAAAGGCATTTCTTCTCAGTAATAGAGGCATCAAAAAAATAATTCTTGACATAGGAGGTCATTTCGACTATACTATGAAATAGAAAATCGAAGCAGGGGTGATTTTTCACCCCTGTTTTATTTAGACAACTTTACAACAAAGGATATAAAATGAACGAAACCCAACCAATTTCACTAGCGAGTCTTATGACCCCTAGTAAAACTGTAGCAATTGACTTCCCTGGCTTTAAGGGTATGTCAGTAAAACTCTGTTATCTAGCACGAGAAGAACTAGTAAAACTACGAAAAAAATGTGTAACTAACAAGTTCAACAAAAAGACTCATCAACCTGAAGAAATTCTAGATGAGGATAAATTCTTAGTAGAGTATTGTAAGGCAGTAATCAAAGGATGGTCAGGCCTGAAGTATCGTTACCTAGAAGAGCTTCTATTGGTAGATGTCTCGGCACTTGACGCAGATGATGTGTTGCCTCACACACAAGAAAATTCAGAACTACTTATGAGAAACTCTGGCGTGTTTGATACATGGGTTACAGAGACTGTGAGTGAACTGGAAAATTTTACTGGAAACAAGTAAGCCAGATACGGGGTTTACTTGAAAGATTCGTAAAAGAAGACGATCAATCCATCGATGTAGATAAATACTTATCTATATGTGAGCAACTTGGACAAGAGCCAGACCCCAATAAGATGCCGCTGGAGATCTCAGACTTTCCCTCTGAGGTCCAAGTGGCATTTTTTATATTCAGCTACCTTGAAGATAGATTTGAAGGAATGTCCGGACAGTACATGGGCAAATCCTGGAATAATTTACAGTATTTATTTGAGTTGTTCGATGTAGAAGATAAGGCAGAAGTTTTATACATAATGAAAATGTATGAAGGAATAATAGTCAAACACTACTCAGATAAAGCAGAAAGGAAAAGAAAGGCAGAGGAAAGAAAGTCTGCGAGCGGTGGAAAACAGTACACCCATAATGTGAAAGGCTAATGGCAGATACAATAACAGTAAAGTTTAAAGTTATGGAAGACGGTAGCTTAAAAGCTATCGGAAAAGATGCAGATAAAGCCGCAGCTGCACTTGACAAAACTTCAAAAAGTGCCAGAACTGCAGACCGTAATATCAAAGGAGCGGCTCAGGCTTCTGCGAACGGTACTAAAAACTTTTCAAAAATGGCTCAAGGTATGGGTGGCTTAGTAGGCGCTTATGCAACTTTTGCAGCCAGTGTATTCGCTTTATCTGCCGCATTTAACTTTCTAAAGAATGCCGCAGACGTAGCCCTTCTAGAACAAAGTCAAGTTCAGTTCGCTCAAAATAGTGGTATCGCTATGGAGAGTCTCACCAATAAACTAAGAGCAGCTTCCAAAGGAATGCTAGACTTTCAGTCTGCCGCAGCAGCTTCCGCAATGGGACTAGCTAAAGGTTTTTCCTCTGAGCAGATGGATGAAATGGCAGAAGGTGCACTTAAAGTTTCCAATGTTCTAGGACGAAACTTTACAGATTCTTTTGATCGATTAACAAGAGGTGTGTCAAAAGCAGAGCCTGAATTACTCGACGAATTGGGTATCACCCTTAAACTAGAAACCGCAAAAAGAAAATATGCAGAATCTTTAGGTATTTCAGCAGACGCTCTTTCGTCTGCCGATGCTTCACAAGCAGTATACTTAGAGACTATGGAACAGCTAAATAAAGTTGTGGGAGACGCAGAAGGACAAGCAAACCCCTTCATGCAGCTAGCTGCTACCTTCAATGATTTAGCCAAAACACTCTCAGGTTTTATACTCCCTCCCTTCGAAGCTTTAGCAGGTTTTCTTAACAAAAATGCCGCAGTAGCTGCTCTATTTTTTGGAGCAATTGGTATGGGCATCATAAAGAATATGCCCTTTGTCGCAGAGGCAAAAGAGGCTATTTCATCTTTCTTCGATTCCCAGGAACAAAAAGCAGACGAAGCTAAGTCCGCAATGGCAGCTTATGCAGAAGAAATCAAAAAGACTAAACAAGCAGCCGCCAGCCTACGAGAAGAAGGCGGGGCCGAAGTAAAATCAGGTGCTAGCAAAGCCGTAGAAGCTGGCTCCACTTCAAAAGTACTAGCAAGAGCAGCGTCAGGCGAAATGAAAGGAGCAGATAAATCTAATCTAAAGAAAGCTCTTAAGTCCGCTGAAAAACAGTATAAGGAACACGGAAAAATTACGAAAGGCATTTTCAAAGACGTTGGTATAGATATTGCAAGAGAAATTGGAAATGGTTTAAAGAAAACAGAGACCCAAACACGAAGCACCGGTCAAAAAATAAACGGTTTCTTTAAACGCATACAACTACGTTCAAAGGTTGTAGGTACAGCACTCAAAAGAGGTTTAGCAGGTGGATTTAAAGCAGTAGGTAGAGCAGCTACTATGGCAGGCAAAGCTATGAATATGGCTATGAAAGGTACTGTTATTCTAGGAATTATTCAGATGATCTATGATATGATCATGGCAGTAGTAAACGCCCCTAGAACTATGCTTGATGGAATTATCAAAGGTATTAAGTTTGCTCTAAAAATGATACAAGGTATGGCAAATATGGCTATTAGTCTTGTAAACTACTTAAAAGAGCAGCTCAACAAAATACCTGGAGTTAAGCTGGAAATGTCTGAGGATTTTACTTTCGGAGATGATTTAGGAAAGAAAATAGAAGAAGGCATAAAAAACTCAAGTATCTATAAAGCCGCAGATGCGCATCAAACAGCTAGAGAAGAGGCCTTGGGCTATAAAGACAGTTTAGAGCAAATACGAAACACTGCAAAAGACTTAGGAAAAGAACTAGATACTATTACTAAAGGTAAAGTATTTGACAAAGATGCTGTAAATAGCGCAGGCGAGAAGACTTATGATCCTCTAAAGGCAGATAGGGCTAAAGCTAATACTATGCAAAGCCTTCCTGTTCTGGATATGATGAGAGAGCTTGATGAGCTCCTACCTAGACTAGAGAAAAACGAGCTAGGTGAGATGATTCCTAAAGGAGATGCTGAACTCTACTCACAAGGTCTAAAGAAAATCGGACTTGAAATGCAGGGTTTGGAGAAAATATCTCCTGCATTTCATAAAGCTGTAATCTCTGGTAATACTGCAGCGGTTCAGGAAATGACCGAAAATGCCGGTAAGTTTAACCGCAATATCGAAGAAGCCCATAATCAACTAGGTAACATGAGTTCGGCTCTTAAAGGAGCAAGCTCCGAAGCCGTACTAAGTTATGTAACAAACATAGAAAAACTAGGAACCTCTGCGGAAGACGCAGGAAAGTCACTAGGACTAACCTCCGATGTTCAGAAAAAGATAGACGAGAGATTCAAAGCAGCAGGTGGGGTCGATCAGTATATTGAAAATTTAAGAGCAGTAGAAGCAGAAGAAAAGCGTATTGCAAACGAAAAAAGTGTTAATGCAATTGCCAAAGTCGATGCGGGTGCAAATTTAAACTCTGCTTTCGGGCAAAGAGAACAACTTGAAATAGCACATAAAGAAGCTATTCTTGCTTTAGATGAAAAGCATGCTGCTCTCGCTAAACTAAAGAATGAAGATGTTCTGATTATGGATCAGGTACAGCAAGAGATACACCAAAAAGCAATGGAGCAAGGACAAAGAGAAATAGATCTTGCAGAAGCTAAAATGAATGCAGCTAAAAAGGCCGCAGACGAAATGGCTCAAATGGGTTTAAAGATTGGTGACTCTTTACAGAGTAATATGGAAAGTGCATTTAACTCCCTTATAGACGGAACTAAATCCGCAAAAGAAGCCTTTGCAGATATGGCAAAAGCTATACTTGCAGATATTGCAAAAATGATTACTAAAATGTTAGTAATGAAGATGTTAGAGAGTGCTCTAGGCGGTACAAGTTTCGGTAATTTCCTAGGAATAGACGGAGGTAGAAATGGCGGAGTATTTGAGCAAGGCAAGAAACAAAATAGCTATAGAAGTGGCGGGGTTGCGAAAGGGTCTCAAGGAGGCTATCCCGCAATGCTGCATGGTACAGAAGCAGTAGTACCTCTACCTAACGGCAGATCTATACCTGTTGAAATGAAAAATACTGGAGGAAATGTTTCAAACGTAACTGTAAATGTTTCAACCGAAGCGGG